GTGCCACTGGAACGTATGCAGTCAATGGCGATGCGTTTGGGATGTTGGCTGAACAGCGGTTTTACACCAACACGGAGTTGGCGGAAGGCGGCGTTGTTCACCCTTACGCCCCATACGAACGGTTGCTCGGTGATGTGTACCGCGTCGAGACGACCTTCAAATCACCGGATGGCATTACTAAGGGCGATATCACTGCACTGACCGCCGAGCTGGATTATCCCGACGTGATTGAAAAAATCAACGACGCGGTGATTAGTGGTGCTGGAAGCGGCTCACAAGTCAACCTGAGCAAAACCTTCCGTGAAATCTCCAGCGTTCAAATCACCGCGCTTCAAAATGCCACTTACCCGGATGCGGTGACTGCTTTCGTCACAGCTAAAACCACGACCTCAGTTACGATAAGGTGTCTCGATGCCGCCGGAGCCGATACAGACGGGCTGGTTGACATCACAGTGATTGGCTACTAATGGCTGACCGTCGCATATCCCAGCTGACCTCAGCAAACACCCTGGTCGAAAGCGACCTGGTGCCTTTTGTTGACATCAGCGCCACTGAGACCAAGCGCATTACGGCTGAAAATCTCGGTTTGGCGTTGCTGGCGTTCGGGACCACGCGAGGGTCAACAACTCCGACATCACCAGCAAACGGCCAGCTGTGGGTTGATACATCAAACAACCCGCCGGAACTGAAGATCTACAACGGCGCAGCTTGGTCGCTGGTCAGTTTTCTGCCTAGCTCGGCAGTCATTACAAATCCGAGTGGCACGCAACCCGCTAGCCCCGTGCTGGGTCAGTTGTGGCTTGATACCAGCCAAACACCTGATGAGCTGAAGGTTTACGACGGCAGCAGCTTTGTTCGTGTTGACCCGTTGGGCATTACGGAAGCTGCTGGCGATGCACGCTATCTGCAACCTGCAACTGCGGCTAGCACCTATCTGCCTCTGGCTGGTGGCACGCTGACTGGAACGCTGACGCTTGACGCCGACCCAACAGCAAACCTGCACGCAGCGACTAAGCAATACGTCGATGCTGAGATTGCTAATTCCGAAAGCAACGTAACCCCCATTGCTAACGGCGGCACAGGTCAAACCACTGCGACGGGGGCAATCAATGCGTTGCTGCCTAGTCAGACCGGCAACAGCGGCGAATATCTGACAACTGATGGGACAAATGTCAGCTGGACTCCGATAACAGGTGGCGGATTGCTCCGCAACCCTCAGCTTTTGACCTCCGGAACGTCTTACACAACGCCTGCAAATTGCACCAAGATTTACGTTGAAATTGTTGGCGGCGGACAGGGTGGTTCTGGTGGTTTCCGATTTACCGAAGGCGCTGGCGGCGTAGCAGGGGGATTTTGCGCAAGGTTTTTCACCGTTACGGCATCAACCTCCTACACATACGCAATCGGTGCTGGTGGGACTGCAGGTGCCCAAGGCTTTGCTGGTGGCGACGGTGGCAACACGACATTTGCGGTCGGAGCAACAACACTTACTGCTTACGGCGGAGCAACTTCACAATCTGTTCCAGTTAACGGTGACATCAACCGTTATGGCGAATCAGGCTTAGCGGCAAGCCTTGGCACGGCAGGTGGCAGAGGTGGTGGATCTTATTTCCAAGGTGGCGGAGCTGGTGCCACAACTGGAGCCGGAAGTGCAGGTTTGAATGGGAGTGGAGGTGGCGGTGGAGCCACTGGAGCTGGAGGAGCTGGTGGTTCCGGCATGATCCGTATTTGGGAATACGCCTAATCAAACTGCTGGCTTGTATCAAGACCTAAGCCACGCCTAAGATTCCTGTACTGGAGCGACATCAATGGCCAACATCAAGATCACGGATCTGAATGCTTTTACAGATCCAGCTTCTACAGATGTCCTCGCCATTGTTGACGTAAGCGCTGACGAGACGAAGAAGGTCACGATTGCCGACCTGCTGGAGAATGCTGGTGCGGGTACTGCTGCTGCGCCCGCGTTTGCCTTCGACGCTGACAAAGATACGGGGATGTACCGCGTTGGTGCGAACCAGCTTGGATTCGCCACCGCTGGCACGGGCAGGTTGTTTATTGATAGCTCGGGCAACGTCGGAATTGGCGCATCTCCAACAAATTATGCTGGCTACAACAATCTTGTTCAAAATGGAGCTAGTGGCTCAACATTTGAGCAGAGGATCGCAGGAGCCCTAGTTGCCAGTCTTACAGCTGATACTCAAGTAACAGTTAAGTCGATTACGGCCATTCCTTTAGTATTAGGCACCAGCAACAACGAACGCTTCCGCATCACGTCCACCGGACAGCTAAGCCACATTGGCGGCGGCACCAGTGGCTCCCCTGCTGTTGCTTTTAACGGTAGCGCACCATCTAACAGCCTGGTTATTGACTCGACAGGCAAGGTGGGTGTGGGGACTGGCAGTCCTGGTGCAACCGTAGATGTTAGCGCAAGCACAGGATCACTCAGAGTAGCCTCATCTACTGGAACGAACTATGCACTTGTAGCTTCTCAAAATGGCACTGGTTCTTGTCGTTTAGGGGTTGAATCAAGCACGGGTTCAAGTCTTTTGATAGGTGCTTCTGCTTATTCATCTATTCTTTGCTCTAGCTCAAGCCACTCTCTGCATTTAGGCACTAATACAACAACTGCTTTAACTATTGATCAGTCACAGCGTGTAGGGATTGGCACGACGAGTCCTGGGTATTTACTTGATTGCAAAGGTACTGGCGCAACTAATGTCGCTCGTTTCCTAACTGGAAGCACCAGCAGCAGTGAAGTCGCTCAATTTGGGCGCATTGATCAAGCCGTCAATCTTTCTATTGATTATGACGGTACTGGTGCAATGGGCATTGGCACCACGACAGCGCATCCGCTTTTGTTAAAAACAGGTGCGACTGAAAAAGTCCGCATCGACAGCTCGGGCAACGTGGGGATTAAGGCATCAGATCCATTAGCCCAGTTACATATTGCGAACACAAGCGGAACTAATGGTTTTTATCTTTCCCGTGCTGCTGGATCAGCTATTGGAGATCAAGTAAGCATTCATATGCTAGCTGATGCTTCAAAAGCGCGTGTTTATGGCTACGGAGACGCTCTAACTTTCTGGACTGCTGCGACAGGTGCAACAGCTTCCGAGAGGATGAGGATTACCAATGATGGTTTTCTTCGCGCTACTACTACGGGAAACTATGCGTCCGCAATTGGATACAACTTTGCTTGGGACACTATTTCCCGTTTTCTGATTCAGCACACTAGCACAACGGCAGGAAATAATTTCGGTCTGCAAATAAATTACGCAGCTACTCCAAACACTACTCAAAACGAGTTTCTATATTGCAACGATTCCACTGCTACTAGATTTATTGTTCGTTCTAACGGTGGTTTGGCTAACTACCAATCAAACGATGTCAACCTTTGCGACGAGCGTGAAAAGAAAAACATCGAAGCGCTTGATAGCACTTGGAGCTGCCTGAAGCATTGGGATCTTAAAAAGTTCCACTACAACGAAGACGCTGACACAGACGACAAACGCTACGGCGTTATTGCTCAGCAAGTTGCTCCGCATTGCCCTGAAGTAATTACTGATTGGGTTAAGCAAAATGCTGCGGATGCAGTTCTTGACGATGACGGCAACGTCGTTACTCCTGCTGTTGAAGAGATCGTCCGCATGGGCGTCAAAGAACAACAGATGATGTGGATGGCAATCAAGGCGCTGCAAGAGGCGCAAACCCGCATCGAAACTTTGGAAGCCGAAGTAGCAGCACTCAAGGGCGCGTAGCTCTACTCGCTAATCACTCATGCGGGCAACCGGCCATTCCCAACAGGTTGCAGATCTACTAACCTTCAACAGACCTGGCTAATCCAATGCCTGAAGCTACTCCGACCACAGTGTTTACCTGGGGCATCAACACCCTGGAGCGACGCACTGAGAATGGCGAAATTTTCATCTGCCATTACACCGTCAACGCCAACGACGGCACCTATTCCAGTGGCGCGTATGGCTCCGTTGGACTTGATGCTGCTGACCCTGACAGCATGATTCCGTATGCCGACGTGACGCAAGAGCAGTGCATTTCTTGGGTCAAGGAGAAACTCGGCGGCGACGAAAAAGTTGCTGAGATTCAGAACGCGCTCCAGGCTCAAATTGATGAGCAGCGTGCGCCGACCAAAGCTAACGGCGTGCCCTGGTAATGGTTGTCAGGTCAAAAACGGCACTGGGGCGGGTTGAACACCGCCCTGGAAAACCGAAGAAAACCCGTCAAGGCAACGGGCAACACTCAAAACCCAGCCACGGTAGGAAGAAGTATCGCGGCCAGGGCAAATAAGTGGATCAACATACCCGCGACAACTGGCACAAGATCAAACAAGTGCTGGAAGACGCGGGTAAAACAGATTCATTTTTCTATCGTCGGGCGGTGGCTATTTGCCGTGGTGGACGGGATCCATTTGAGGATCCAGTTGATCAACCGCCCACATAGACGACACCAGTAAACTTTCGGAGATGTTGTGTTACGACACTCCAAATGTTTAAAGCTGCTTTTGCTGCTGTTGCCTGTGCCGCCATGGGTGCTGCAATCGCCCCTGCTGAAGCTCAGGCTGAAACCAAGTTTTATGTGAACCCCGAGTACAACCAAGGCTTCTCTGGTGCGACCAGCCTGGGCGGCACCCTGAACATCGATCTGGGTGTTGAGTCCGGTCCTTTCTACATCCAGGCTGGTCCTGCTCTCGCTACCGGCACTGGCGTTGCTGACTGGGGCGTGGCTGGTAAGACCGGCGTGAGCGGCAAGGTCTCTGACCACATGAACCTGTACGCAGAAGTTTCGGCTTCCAAATTCGAAGGTTCCGATGTTTCGTATGGTCTGAAGGTGGGTTCCAAGTACACCTTTTGACGCCATACTGGCTGCACACCAACCCCAGGGGTCGCTTCGGCGGCCCTTTTTTGTTCAGTGGTGGGAGCAAGCTCTAGTAACGCGCAACTATGCGGGCGCGTTTTGGCGGACTGTTGTGCTCGGTTGCATGAAACCCGCCAACTGGCAATACTGCTGGCCACCTGACTGGCTGGTGCCCTATGTGCAGGATGCCATCGACTTCTTTACAGTCGAACCATACGCCAACGAGAAGGCAATCCTCAATGCGAAGGATCATTGACCTGATGGCCGTCACCGGCTTTTTACTCAGCGGCTCCATGACCGCAGCGCTGGTGATCAGCTACCTGCAGTTCGACAAGGTTATGGACGAAAGCATGGAGCGTATCTCCGGCCAAGTCACTGAGAAGATTGAAGAGGAAATCAAGGGCAAGCTGAATGGAGCCGCTACCCCTTCCCTCTTTTAATTTGCCGAAACCGCTTGATCTGCCGCGAATGCAAATTGCGGTGCCGGTGTTTCCTGCGCCATCGCACCCGTTGTTGATTCCGCCAAAAGTCGAACCGAAGCCGCCGCCGGAACCTCCGAAAGCGGAAGACCCAGCTGCTCGCGAAGCGGTAAAAGGGCTTCAAAAGCAGATCGAGCAACTGAACAACAACATCAACGCACAACAGAAAACAATAGACAACCTGCTAAATCCGCCCGAGATCGAGCAGGTAAAAGAGCAGACCACGACGGTCACTGTGCCTGGGACTCCGCTGGAATTTGCACTGCCAAGCGCTGAAGTTTTGACCGTTGCGACGGTGACGGCTGGTGCAGCTGCGATGGCATCTGTTGGAGCGACGCTTGCCGCTCAGCAGCTAGTCAAACCGCTAAAAACTGTGTTCCAGATTGGAATCAAGCGTGTTCTCAATCATCACCACGACGACTAATTGGCAGCGAATCCCGGTACACGTCGATCGAGACAACATCCGAGCACATGTAAGCAAGCTCTGCTTTGGGGTGGATCATGAACCCTTTGCCGTACAGCTCGGCGCACTTCAGTGCCCGGACTAGGTGGTAGTCAAGCTTGTCTTTTTGCAGCTGGTGCTCTTCCGCTTCAAGCCGCTTGCGGGCTAGTTCCTTACACATCTCGGTGATGGAGCCGTCTAGCGGGATGTTGATGCTGAGCTGTGCCCCGGTGTTCTGCATCCGGCTGTAGTCATCGCCCGGCATCGGATCCGAGTGCCCCTCTAGATAGAAGGGCGTCATGACCAGCGTTGCCCCATTGCAACTGTGACCAGCACCAAAGTGCTGCCTGCTTGGGGCGCCGTTGTTATTGAATTGGACGCTCTGGTTGGTGTTGTTGCTGGTAGCTGCAGCACGCGGCGCTGAGTTGTTAGTTGTCTCAGCCGCCGCAGGTGCCGCCAGCGTTATTGCGAGAACACACTGAGCGAGGTGGTGGTGGAATCGGTTTCGATGGTGCGGTCGATGTCGATTTGCTCGATCAAAGTGTTGGCCGCCCTGGTAGTGATCTCCAAGCTGAACGGATCGCCGGCGGTGTGAACGTCCCATGTAGTCGAGGTGTTGGTGATGTCTGCGGCGCTTGGGGTGACGTTTTCGCCGGTATAGGTTGCCAGCTCAGACCCGTAAATCTGGTGCTGGATTGTTTCAGTAACAGTTTGGGTTGTAGTAGTCGTGCTCTGCATGGAGCCGGACGACCAAGTAGGCGTCACAGTTTGCGCTGCGACAGGGGCCGCGGCAAAGATGGCGGCGAGAGCGAGAAGCCGTTTCATTTTTGGGCGTCTTTGTCCTGCACTTTAGGTTCTTCTTTTTTCTTGCGGTTGCTACCTACAGCTAATCCAAAGCTGGCGGCTGTTCCCGAAAGAATTGATGCTGGGTAGGTGGGATCAAGTGATTGCTTAAAAACCCCCAAATAATTCGCAGTTAAAATTGCCATGGACCACCCAAGCAGCGTGATCTTCACTACATCGCCTAATCGCGAATGTGATTCGTGGTCTTGTTTGTCTTCTGCGGCCATGATGTCGTCGTTAGGGTGCGGCCAATGATGGAGATTTTGGCAGCCGTGACTGGTGCCTCAATAACGGTAGCGGCAGTGGGACTCGGGAACTATGGCCGCCGAGCTACTGAAAGCAGAGACGCTGTTATACGACTGACCGCTGCTGTTGAAAACGTGGCCACCCGCCTCAATATTTTGCACACCGACATGAAGAGTCGTGACGCTGAAGTATTTAGTCGTTTACGTGATCTTGAGGCTGCTGTGGCACGGCTGGAAGGTCCTAAAAATTCGCACTAGAGTTGGAGTATCAGCTGACAAATGATGATCGCACTTGTCCGTCCCGTCCTGTTTCGCTTTCTGCAGTCCAATGCAGTCAAGAAGTTGGTGATTGATCTACTGCGTGCACTGGCAACAAAAACTGATAACACCGTTGATGACCGCATGGTCGACTTCATCGAGGCCAACCTTTTTACGGCACAAAAGCCAGTAGCCGATGCTTGATTGGCTTGCTACTGCCATGGTCAGACTTGATTCGTTTTTCAAGTACTTCACCGGCAATAGCCACCAACTAGCTGCTATTCAGCAGTTGCAGGAGGAGCTGCCCCCACACCTTTTAGATCACAAGGCAACGTGGGTGGAACTGTGGAAGGCAGGAGGCAAATACACCTACCTGCCTACTCCTTACTATCACCAGCTTGATCTCATCGACGGGATCGACAAGTGCGTTACCGCAGCCGTTGCAATGGTTGCTGGGCACTATGTGCTTGTCACATCAGGGCAGGAATACGACAAGGTCCGCAGTCGCTTTGGCCCATCGCAAGAGTTGTGGGTGCATGTCAGAGCGCTTGAAAGCCTTGGCATCAAATCGGAGTTCATCCAAGACGGCACGGCTGATTTGATTGAGGCCGAAATTGACGCCGGTCGCCCTGTCGCTGTTGGTTGGTTGCACAAAGGTGATATCAGCACTGGCAGTCCTGCCGAAGGATTTGGCCATTGGTCTGTGATTGTCGGCTACACAGAGCAGTACTTCATCGTTAATGATCCACGCGGTCGCTACAACATGAAGACGGGCAAGCTAGAAAGCGAAAGCGGCTTCAACGTCAAATACGAGCGCCAAGATTTCCTACATCGTTGGGAAGCAGACGGCCCTGGTACTGGCTGGGCTTTACTCGTGGACGATCTGTCCCTGTAGCCTGGGAAAAGCCTTTCCCTGACTGCATGGTTCTGCCAGATCATGAAATCAAACGACTGTGCGTTGAGCATGCAATGGTCGTTCCGTTCAACCAAGATCTGCTAAACCCTGCGTCAATTGACCTGCTGTTGGGCGATCACTTGATGATCGAAGACCCAATGAACATCGAGCAGCGTTTGATCAGCATCAAGGGCTATAGCCAAGAAAACCCCTACTGGCTGCGCCCTGGTGAGTTCGCCTTGGCCGAGACGCAGGAGACGTTCAACCTACCGGACCACATTTCTGCACAGTTTGTACTGAAAAGCAGCAGGGCCAGGAGTGGTTACAGCCACATGCTTGCTGGCTGGTGTGATCCTGGCTGGCACGGCTCCAAACTGACCCTGGAGCTGCAAAATGCACGCCGTATGCATGCACTTCCGTTATATCCAGGCCTGAAAATCGGTCAGATGATCTTCTTCGAGATGCAAAGTATGCCGATTATGTCATACGCTCAAGTTGGTCATTACAACAATGACACTCAGGTTTCCGCGAGTAAACAAGTCCCCTGAATTGATACAACCATTCCCAGATGATTATTTCACGGTGCAATGTGTAAAAATCTTGTTGTCTATACCAAAGCGTCCATTCTGTTGATCCTTTGGTTCCATTGCACCGCAGGCATGCTGGGACTAGGTTTTCTATCACAGTCTGTCCACCGCGATGCCTAGGAACGACGTGATCTAGCGACTCTGCGTGTTCACCACAATAGGCACATTTGCAGTGAAAGGATTCGAAAATTCTTAACCTAAATCGTGTCCTTGTTTCTCTCTTGGTGATCAGACTTGTCTCGTCGATCCAAGAGCGCATAAGGACTCCGGTGCTTTTTGGATCTTAAAGAAGCAGGGCTAGTAAAGCCAGGAAGAGATTCAGTGACTCCACCACCTTTTTCCGCCGATGCATGCGGCGCTGTATGGGTTTCTTTTGGCGTCAGCGGGTGGTACAGAGCTTGGTATATAAAGACAAACACTGTGTTTTATTTGCCAGACTGCTTTGATTGCGAAAGTACGGCAATAACTGCTGCCGAGGCTAGTTATGGATATGCATCCAATTCAGCGCACAACTGAGAGTGAATTCTCTGAAGCTGCGACTGCAAAGATGCTGGAAGGCTGGGTCAAAGAAGGCGACATCAACGCCATCTATAACGCAGCACTTCTGCTCAATACTTGCCTGCATCAGCAGCGCATGATGACCAGATGGCTTGCTGGTGAGGCTGCCCGCAACATTGGCAGGGCCGAGCTGGAGGATGAGATCTTGCAGCAGGCAATCCTTAACAGTGATCAGAGCTGACGCGAGCGGTCAAATGATCGCAGTAGATCTCAGCCTGCCATAGGTCGTCGGAATATCGACAGTACCCGTTGGCACAACTGCGATAAAGGATGTGCGGGCCGTCTTCCAGCACTTCGATCGTTGCGCCACTGTCCTTCGAGATTGTTGATGAAATCTTCCAGTTCCGGTAGATGCTCATCGGTCAGGTCCTGTTCCTCATCATCTTCCTCGTCATCGGGCGTCGCTTCAATCACTTCAAGCAAACGCAAACCCCAAACTTTGAGATCAACAAGGCCCTCGCGGCAGAACATCAAGTTGTCGGTTGGAGTGTCGCCATTGCGCATGATTTCAGCAATGGCTTCGTCAACCCACTCCTGATGAGCGTTGCACATCCACAGGAGAAGCCGGACGTGGCCCTCCGTGAATTGCATGTCCGCGTTTGGTGCCATAACAGGAAGCCACCTACCTGAACGGTAGCGAGGTAATCCAAATTGCTTCCTCATGCACCTTTGACGTACTTCTGGTACAGACCGGTGTAGGTGTGATGGAACGGGTGATCAGGCTTGTCACGCCCGTCCATGCCGTACAAAGCGTCCAGCAGGTAGACGCGGTTTTCCATCGCAAAGGTGTCCTGAGCACCCGGTTTGTACGGATGCACTTCAAGGAAAAATGCGACTGATTCTTCGAGATCAGCCAGGTTGAATTTGATGGTCATGCTGGATCAAGCCTTCTTAGATGGAGGAACGATTTTGCGTCCTTTGCCGACTTCAACAATGGCGCATTCGGGGTGGCGGTTTTTAAGGATGCGAATGGCATCTTTTTTGTCAACAGCGCGGATGCAACCGCGCAAGCTCCGCTCGCCAGCAAGAAGTAATTCATAGTCGAACATCCGTGCGTTTTTTGCGACGCAGTACGAGATGCCTGGGCCGCGATTGGGTTCGTTCCATTGAGGAACAAGTTCAGGAAAGTTGGCCTTACTCATCCTTGGCCTTGTAGTACTTGGACATCAGGGTTTCGTTGCTGGCTGCGTAG